CAGGACAGGGTGCTGTGTTCTCTGCTTTAAAACACAACCTGTCTCAGTTGCGTCGACTTCATCGTTGGGTAGACACTTGTTGGCGAGCTTCGCGCCGGCGAAGGACTTTGTGGGTTGACCTAGTGTGACGACTTGAAAGTCGCGGTAGTTCTTGGTTTTAAGCATTTTACTATAGATGTCGGTGTATGAAGAGACTCAATTTTACTAACCGTGAATGTGAAAAATTTGAAATATGCGAATAATAAATTTGATACCTCTCATTTAGAAAAGATATATGATGACGAAAACCTATATACTAACAGAAATACATTCACAAACAGTAAAGGCTAAAGAATATGATGATGTTCGCCTCATTATTACTGAGACTGAACAGCCAAAGGAGAAACTGTCTGTGATTGACCCGGACGATGAAGGCGTTGAGGCTGTTGCTCTCAATGGTGATAATATTAGTATAGTTGCTACAAAAGGAGGACAAACTGAAAAGGAACCTGATATATACGCTATAATCCATCGAGATACGCTAAAGCAAGCAGAACAAATTGCTTTAAAAGAAGAAAAGCCATTCCATATAACATGGTATAAAGATTCGATGACAGGGGGTGTATTTGTAGGTGAACGTGTAGTAAGTCCTGAAGTTCCAAGACTTACTAGATATGTAAAATATCTGGTAAATATGTCAGATCATGGGTTTCACAAAAACTTTATAGAAAAAATATATAAGATAAAAGAAGACTTTATAATAATTACATCTTATGCCGTATTTATTGTTTCTTCTAAAATTAGAAAGCGTAAAATAAAACGATCGCCCTAGAAAAAGATCTAATTTCACTTATGTATGCGTTTACTAACGGATTTACACTTTATGGCTATATTCTAATAGAATCTTGCGTGGAATATAATTTACTGCGCGTATATCCGTCGAGTCAAGTACGACACGCGGCGCTTTGCCGGCGCGATACGCCTGCATCCACCGAAGCGCACAGACACACCAGCGGTCGCCGGCAACCAACCCAGGGAAGTTGTCTCTTGGGCTAATTAAATCGTTGTCCTCTTTTAACATATATTGTAAAAATTCGTCGTCTACGATGGCACAGACAACATGTGTTCCCGTGTCATCGTTTCCAGTAGTACAGAATCCGTCACGATAAAACCCTGTTACTTTACTCAAGTTACAGGGTTTCAAGGGCTTTCCTAGAACATTGATTTTATCAGCAGTTCCTAGCTTACGCGTGCGTTTGCGATTTGTGCGCTTTCTATACGTGCGCATCTCTACTTTTGTAAGTAAATATATTGTTATGATTATGGTGATTTGTAACATCTAACATCTAAAACCGGGAAATTCAATACATCTTTATACGGGCGGCGCGCTACTCGCTGAGGTCAAAGAGCAGCTCCTCGAAATCAGTCGGCGCCTCAGTCTCAACTGAAATCACATCGCGCGCCCACGAGCCGATAAGCAGACTTTCGCCGCGGTAGTCGCCGCCGCCGCGACCATTGCCTTCCGCCGTCAGGAGGGGCAGGGGGTGGTATGCCATACCCTCTTCGCCGCTGCGCACCTTCGTCTTGTCGACGAAGAGACGCTTGGAGTGATTGACGATGAAGCGGTACTGAGTCGTGTCCTTTTCGGTGGGGTGAATCTCATTGTACTCTGTGCACTGGCTGTGAAGATTACCGTTATGGTCCGGGTCTGGGTCCGCGTAGTCACCCGCCCAGACGACACGGCTCTTATGCTGTGCGCCCTCAGGGCTCAAGCCGAACTCAAACGTCTGGACGAAGTTATTTCCCATGTACGAATGCTCAGTCAGCTTCGCACCATTGCCGTACCGATGTGCGCACATCCATACGACAATCTTGCCTTCCTTATCAAGAATAATTGGATAATAGTACTGTCCCATTTTTTATTGTATGTTCTTTGCGGGCGACTATGATTTCAATTTTAAATACCAGCACCCATAATAAGGATGTCTAATCCAAATTTGGATATAGAGTTTAATTATAATTCAATCAACCGGTATTACACAAGTAAATTGGCGGACGCCGCAGTTGAAAAACCCCCGCTTCCTAAGAACGCTTTTCAGACAATTGATGAGTTGGGGAAACATCTTGTGACAGTCAAAGACGACTATCAGATACGATTTCCAAAAGGCTTTACTTGGGTGTCTGATGTAACCGAGAACATATGGGTGTTTCGCGAATATGCTTTCTGTCTATTGATGTTGCAGATTGGTCAGACTATGAGTTTGGTGAGAGACCGTAACGTACCCGATGATATGAATATCAAAGAGAACCGGTTTACTGTTATTGGTTCTCAAATGCTAACTAGCGACATTGATGCTACTATTCAAGGACCACACACAACAGTTGTTATCGCTGTACTAGAAGATATGTTTGAACTGCTTACAAATAAGTACAATATCCCTTTTTTGAAGATGGAAGTACAGTTGTATGGCGATTTTCGCATTCTTTCTAACCTATATGTTAACGTTGGTAGATTTACAGATGAACAGCGTTATGCGATGTTAAAGTACGCCTATATTGGGTATTTTAGGTCTCTTCACATTACAAAAGGCGATTTTGTCATTAGCCCGTTGGTCAGGCGGCTGGGCTATATCTACTTGAAGAAAGTGGGTGGGACAAAGAGTCTAAAACATATTCTGGAGGAGGCGTACACGGAGTGGACTCAGAGCGCTCCGAACGGGCATCTTGATAGAGAGCAGTTCTATTTAGAATACGAAAAGGTTGAACGTGAGTCATCGCTGCTGCACGGATTTAGTGGTAAAGATACGGTGTTTGTGCAGTATTTAGCGAATGACATTTTTTTCTCCTTGGCGCGCGCAAACGTTCACCGTGATGAAAGCTATGTGTTGCCATCGACTGCCGTACATATTGTAGAGGTTGAGCAGGTGCATGGTGATAAAACTGAGCCCTGTGCTATCGATAAAAAATGGTTTGCCGATAATGTCTGTATAGGTACAGACATATTTGCCTATATTGCGTCTGCTATTGAACAGTGTGGTTATTTAGAACACTACCATCCCGCGCTTGTGGACTGCAATAAAAAAGGTGTCAAGTATTTTGGTCGCCTGGTTCGCGGACTGCTTCACGCCGCTCTCCTAGATTCTACATTTACTCGTGTGTATAAAAAACTAAATGACTTTCGTAAGTCAGAGGGACTGGATTGTCCGTACAATATTCATATGCTGCTTGATAAAATACAAAAAACACTGGTTCGCCGCACGCGGAAGACACGCAAGGCTCTGAAAACTATCTAAGTCCGGCTTATCAATTAGCTGATAATGTGTTTCATTTATCGGTGTTTTGATAGGTCTACGGCTCTTGCTTTACGTACTCTACTAATATTTATTTTACTAACGGCATCTGCTATCGTTAGAATTATTCACTTTTTACGGACAGTTCCGGTGTGACCAAATATAAAGAAACTTCCCTTTGTAAAGTAAAAATGGACCAGTTGTATGTTGTTGTTGAAAATGGTGACCCGTACCCGGTTATCTATAAAACCTATGCGGCGGCGGTGGCTGCAGTGAAGGAGAAGCACAAGGAGGAGGTGGAGGCTGACTTAAAATGGCTTGCCGAGGGCTGGGGGCACTCGGTGAACGTTTTTGATACGGCTGAGAACGACAAGGGCGAAATGTATCTTTACGTCGAGAAGGGTATTAACATCTATATTTACAGGCTGCCAGTCGAGGTTGGGTAGCGCTTCGCGTAGACCTCAGACCACAGAATGGCGGGCTCGAGGTGGTCGTGGAGCTGCTGCGCCTCCTCCTCTGCCGCCCACGATTCGTCGTGGCTGCGCGGCGGGTCCGGCGGCAGCGTCGTGGTGTCCGTCATGTAGTCGATGTAGCGACGGAGCAGGTCGGCACGGCGCTCCGATACGTTACGAAAGGTGATGAACTCCGCCAGGAGCTCGTAGTTGCCGTTGACGTCGAGGTCGTCCTTGGCTTGGCGCCAGAGGTCGTTGAGCGACATGACCTTGTTGGCTGCTGCGGCGAGCGCGACGATCTCAGGGGTCAGGAGTGGTCCGGTCGACATTTTAGAGTTTCTTTGACTCTAGGATGTGACATTACATAGTTGGACTGGTGTGATTTCAATTTTTTCATTTTCGTTCTCATTTTATTATGTAGGCTACATAGTAGAATGAGCGTCAACGAACAGGAATTTGCGAGAAAGGTGGAGAGGATAAGAGAGACCTATGCGGTTTCTGAAGCAGTAGCAAGAACGGCGCTTGATTTGGCTAACGGTGATGTAGCCCTTGCTAAGTTATTTGTGGCTAGAGACCCCGAAGCGTTGCATGAGCGTCGTGGTGAAAATTTAAAGATGGCACATACAACGCGCGCAGCTTCTAACAAACAGCACGATGAGAAGATTGCTAAACTAATAGAGGTTTATAATGTATCAGATTCCGTCGCTAATTCTGTTCTAGATTATGCAGAGGGTAATTTACAAAATGCCATGGATTTTTTGGCAGAAAATCCCATACCGGTTGTGCGGCGCCGCGGTGCAAATGCAAAGATGGCGCGCTTAGCTGCTGCGCCCGCTGCTGCTGCTGCTGCGCCATTCTTTGAAAAACAACGCCATAATTTATGCGGGCAACATGCGCTCAATCACATACTACAAGAACCGAAGTATGTCTGGGTAGAGAATGCTGGGCTTTTAATTGGCGGTGACAATCCTATGAATAATGAGGTTAAGATTAATCTTTGGAAATTTTGCAACAATTATGCGGAGGAGTTGAAACGAACGCAGGGTGCTGAAATGGCAGCGGGGGCTGTATCCGAAGCTATCGCATTCCTTCGTGGCGCGAAAAAGAGACCCTTGGCAACGGATAAGGATCTTCGTGGTGCAAAAGCCTATACGACACCAGCCGCATTAAAACTGGCACAGGATGGTTATGACAGGCAACTTGACGAATATAAAACAATAGTTGGCGTGATAACGCCAGAGGACATAAAAAGCAAAACCGATGACGAGATTCGTGAAGCAATAGAAAATGATGTTATAAGTACTTGGGAGGTTGACGAGTCTGAACTCTGCGATCTTAACGAAGAAGGAGAGGGTACTACTGGTATGATTCCAGCAATGGCTTTCCCAAACTTACTAGGGCTTGTAAATATGGATGCGCGCATTTTACACGCAGGAATAGCTGGGGCGGGTCCAGATGCTCTTTTAACCGAATTGTACAGATTACTTGATTCTGAATTAGTGAAACCAAATTGTATTGGTGTTGCGCTTAATAAAGGTGCTTGGCACTGGACCGCTATCGTTAAACATAACGGAAGATGTGCGCCTGGCACTTATTCTTACGTTGATTCAATAAATTGTGATACTGTCAACCATTGCGGTACAATTGCCCAGATAAAGACCCTCCCTGACTTTGCTGGAAAACAGATAGTGGGTGCTGTGTTTATCTACAAACGCGAAGATAGTTATAAATCAGTCTCAGTAACACGCTCGGCGCGCGCTGGCGGTCGTCGCAGGCGCTCTACTCGGCGCCGCCACCGGTAATTTATTTGGCTAAGAACCCATTAATATAGTTATTTCTTTCCTCTAAAGTCATATTACACATATGTACAAAAACGGCTGTTTGAATGTGTTCATGGTGTATTTTAACTATACAATTTAAGATATACGGGTCATGTATCTTATATTTAATATTCTTCTTCTTCAAAATATGCCTAGCCATAACATTTTGCTCATAAGGATGCTTCGTCCATCGCGCGTTATTACGTAAATCGTATATCTCTTTTTCATACGGCAAAGCAGCCCTGTTTACAATTTTAACACCTGTATTGATTGGATAGCTATACGGCTTTTCATGAAATAGATGATACAAAATAGTAGTATCACTTAGGTCTATATGTGATTCTAATCTCTCTTCAGGGCGATTAACCAGCACATCAGAATCAACCCACACAAACCATTGCGCGTTTAAAAATTTTTGCGCGGCGTTCAGTATAGTTTGACAACGCCGAAAATGGAGTTGATGCATTTTCGTTTCAGTCGGTATTTCTTCATCGTAGTAAAACTCATATTTGTGACGCATTGTATAGTCTGCAAAGAGATTGCGGGTTTTTCTTGAATAATCCACTTCAGGATAATGACCAGATACAAATACTATCTGTGCGTCCATCCTACTAATCTTTCACATAGTTTCCAAAATTGTAGGAAAATATATGAAAGTCTAAACTGAATTGCGCCGCTCAGGCGCCACCTCAATAATAACTGATTTTGGTTCACTTGGTGGACTCGGTGGCGGCGTGTAGTCTTTAACAGATACAAAGATTGCCGACCGATTTTTAAATATAAGAACACACACGCATAGACTTGTTACTAACTCACAACCCGTCGCAATTAGAAGGGGAATATCCTCCGATCTAGCTGCGTAAGAAAGCCATAGAGCAAGACTAACAACATCTAAGACAGTGCGGTAAAGACTGAGTCCTTCCGTCGACTTGGTCTTAATCGTATGTATAAATTGTGAGCCGAATGCTATAATTGAGGTTGAAGTAGCTAAGTAACCGATTACGCTAAGCTCCATTCATCCTACTAATTGTCTAGAATTTATACCGGGCGGGCGTCATTTAAAGTTTGAGCGGGAAATTGAGACAATGGAAAATGGGAAGCGCAACCTTATTTATATGTGTCTCTTCGTGAACGCCGATTATGTTAACCTACTTGAACTATTACTGAGATCGATGAAGTTGTATGGACACATTAATTTGGAGACTACAGATATACTTGTATTGACCGATGAGGGGTTGTGGCCACGCATTGAGAAAATTGGGCGCGACTTGGGCTTTCCCCTCAAGGTCTTTTTCTTAACAATTAATACTAAATGGGAGGCGAGCTGCGCGCGCATAGAGATATTTAAATATGAGGATATTGATATGTATGATAAAATTTTATATCTGGACACCGATATATTGATAAATCGCGACATTAATACAATTTTCGCACTGGACATCCGTGCCGATAAATTGCATGCAAAGGAGGAGGGGCAGCTTGGAAGTGTCTGGTGGGGCGGGCAATTCTTTAATTTTGCGCATCGGCGTACGTTGCCTTCGTGGTCACAAACAAAAATTAACGAGTGGACTATGGCGTTCTGTGCAGGCGTGCTCTTCTTTCGCAACTCTTCGGATATGAAGATGCTATTCTCTATTATAGGCGACCACATCAATACGTATATTCACGTGGATAAGAATCCACCGCCTGAATTCTGGGACCAGCCCTTTATTGTCTACAATTCTGTTATACATGATGCGTATGATAATAAAGTCTTACATGACCATGTTGTGAATTGTGAGTACAATATAAAAGATAACTATATTGTGTATCATTTTCCGGTGGGTCCTGGACACTACGAGGCAAAAATGGGCTCCATGACGGCGTTTGCCTTGAAACAAATTACTTACTATACAGCCCAAACAGAGTAAAGGCGATTATGAGAATGGTAATACATAGAACTGTAAGGGTTATATTACATCGTATCACAGTCGGTGGCGCTAGAAATTCGGCAAGTGGTGTGGGGGCGCGCGTAGTGAACATACTCTTCTGACGACAAATTGGACAATCATAGGAGCTCTTATCCTTCATCCATGCATTCCAACAATACGGATGTACGGCAAATTTACAGCCACATGTACGAAGGATGGCACTGTTCACTAACGGTTCGGCTAGTTCATTTTCTATTTCAAGGCATATAAAACAGGGCACATCATCGTGATTTAATTCAGCCAACGAACTCTTCGAATCAGAATGCTTCATTCTATGATGTATTCTGTTTTTTATTTTAAATCCGTTATCACAATAAGTCTTCATATTTTATCTGTTTACTAGCTATAGATGGGTCAAAAATATATAACCACATTCGCTCTAGAGACCATGGGCATACCAAACAATTATTTGACGATTCTGTTGTATTATTCACTTTGCGTAATACATTGATTATGGTTTCGTAAAATTCTAGCGGTCTGCATAGAATACATTCTCTTGGTACAATCAGTTGCGCGCCTGGTGTAAATACCATAATATCAGGCAGCGGTATATCAAATAGGGTTACAAAGGTTTTTTTCATATGTTGGGGGATGCTGGTTTCTAGAATAACCTTGTTTAGGGGCAGCGCAATCTTGGTATTTCTGCTTAAATCTATTTTTTTGTTGAGATGGGCAATGGTGGGCTCTGATAAGTGGTCCGTCGGCATCCCTTGTATGAAGACCACATAATTGGGCAACTTAGTGTAATTTTCTACAATATAGCGCAAATAGGTTTCCGCCTCTCTGCCGAGATTTGGTATATCTTTACTTTTGTCATACACAGTGTAAGGATGATTTAGATTTTTGCACCACGATATGTCCTCTTTATACTTTGCAATACATATATGTATCATTAGTGTATGTTTTTTATGTTCTCCTTATATCCGTAAAGTATACACTAAAATTTGAAATCAGTTTGATGCCTATTTATGTATACTTAATGTCAGGGTCTGAGCTGGCTAATCGGGCTACGGAGATACGACATATTGTACAGGAGGGGCTTCTTAAAGACGAGATTGAACGGCAGCGCAAGCAGCAGTCTTGTATGTCATGGGGTTACTTTGTGGGTGGACTGGGTGTTATTATTGCCGGTCTGGCTGCATCCGTCCTAATTGCGCAGGAGACCGGTCACGGAGCGCTTGTCGATTCCTATAATCGATATGAACTGATGAAAGATACGATGTGGTCGTACGGATCGCTTGGCTTCGGCGGAGCGGCGGCACTCGATAGCCCCTTTCTACCTGAAAATGTGGCACGATCCTGTATCCATTCGAACGAGACTACGTGGCACTCATCGTACTACTACGACCATGAGATTCCCATGCTAGAGGGACTGTTGTCTGAAGTCGAATATCTTCACTCTGAGGCGGAACAGGGATACACGCTTTCTAGGCGGCGCCTAGAAATCATTCCTGTGTGCAAGGATCTGCGCAGTGAAGAGACACAACTTATTTCGCGGCGCGATGCCGTTACGCGTTGCTCCGTGTCACTCGGGCGAGCCGTGTGTAGCGATGCGGAAGCGCTTTACACTAGTATAGTGGCTGCTCTAGAGACAACACGCAACCTGCTTAGCGGGTGTAACAAGACAGAGGGGCTGCTTACAATTCTAAATCACCGCGGTCTGCTACCGCAGCACGCCATATTGATTGGCAACTACAATCGGACGCTAGAATTTCTTGAAAATCATGTGCGTTCTGAGATTCCATACAATAATTTGACGCTGAATTACATTGATTCCACACTTGGGACGTTTTCTTCCATGCTGAGCGCGAATATTAGTCATACAGTACTTATTGATGAGGCGGTAAATTATTACAAAAATCACATTACCTATTCATATCTAAGTATGATTAAAACCCTTCTGACGAGTCATATTAGTAGTTATCATTCATTGAAAGAGACACATAGCCAACTGAATCGGCGTCATTCGCGTGAAGAGCACTATGCGCGGGCGCGGACGCGGCTTGCGGCTGAACTGGCGCTCTGTATAGAGCAAGACAGTACTTCATTGGTCTGTCGAGAGCTAAGACAGCACTATACGCGCGCGGAGAGCTGGATTGAGAAGATGGAGCGTTTTCAACTCACCGTCCCCGCAAACTTCTTTGATATGGCATTTGAGGCGCTTTTAACGCCTGAGCTGATTCCTGTGAGTTCGGTGCGTGACTTTCAGCGCTTCAAGAAGGTGGAGTATTTCAAGGCGCATCCTAGCACGTCGTTCCTGGTCCTAACAGGTGTGGTTGGCATAGGAGCATTTATTCTGATTAAACTTATCTTCTTTGACTTTCTGTCTGTCTACCTCAATCTGTTGATTCTGCCTGGTGAGTACATGAATATCCGTATGCGATATTCAATTGAGGAGCTGAAGATGCGGCAGCTTGTGCCTGCGCCTGCGCCTGCGCCTGCGCCTGTGCCTCTGCTGACAGCGGGTACCAATTCATAAAAAATTGAAATCAGAAGCGGCTACTAGGACTGACCCGCGCAGAGCACTGAGTCAATAAACTCAGTTACCATGGACGCAGCCTTCGCAATGGACGCAATGATTCGCACCCATCTCGAGCGCGGCGAGCCGCTTCTGGACCTGCTCGTAGAGCGGGACAGCTGGCTCGGCGGCGCTGCAGCGGATGTCTACAATTACCTCCTGGACACCGGCGTTCTCGACTACCTCACGCCGCTCGAGTCCTACGAGCGCGTGCTTGCGGGACTCGAGCTCATCGCGGGCGCTGAGGAGGGTGCGGTGACTGAGGAGGAAGAGGAGGAGGAGGAGGAGGACGAGTTCGACTTCCAGGACCGCCTTGACTACGAGGAGTACCTTGAGTACCTTCACCAGTACGACTGAACCTGCCAACTAAAATAAAATAAAAACAAAACAAAATAAAAACTTTTTCACTCCTCTAAAATTCCATTAAGATACTCTTTGTTGCCCTCTGCTGCTGCGACTGCTACTGATTGTAGCGCCTTTTTTGCGGCTGTTATTGCTAGGTCACGCCGACAACTGTGAATCGTCTTCTTAAAGAAGCATTCCTTGATAATCCACCAATCGCGCTTAATATCATGATAATTACAGATTAGTGAATAGTAGTCACCGTAGTACAGGGTAAAGAGTTCGGGTCTGCGACTGTAGCAGTATGTAAATATCTGCTCATCCGCATGACCCACTCCGCGACTTAACATTTCGTAAAATACCGATAGTGCAGTAGCGTATAGTTGTGTTACATAGGGACGTTCAACCGAAAAGACACCGCCAGCCATTCCGCAGAGACCGCCATTACAAACCCACTCCATATTTTTAAGGTCTTCGTTGCTTCTATAATTAATATAGCAGGCGGCGATTTTAGGATGAGGGCTATCTAGCATCGCTTTTGAATCAGCGGTGATACTATTTCCTATAACGTGCTGAATACCAAAATCAATCCAAAAATAGTGGGTCGCATCGAAGTCGTTGCGTTCGTCGGCTATCTTTAAGGCGACGAATTTGAAGGAGGTCGTCAGAAAGTAAGAAGCTGTGTTGCGCCCACCGTCTTTGTAGTAGGAAGAGCGGTCGCGATTGTTTTGTACTAATTGCCAGTTCAACCTGTAATGGTCGTATTCGGCGATGTTTTTTTCAACATAGGCAGTTGGTGCTTTCGTCGCCTCATCGCGTATCTGCTGAATCATGGGTCGTGTATCCGAGTCGCAGAAGATAACCATAGGATACGGTAATTGGATAGTTCCTCTGCCGTTCTGCATGTAGAATTCGCGCGGTCTAGTGCCGGCGCTGGTGTCTTTGAGATGGCTTAAATTAAAAAATTCGGTGACGATTACGGATTTGACCATGCTTATGTACATAGAGAGAGCACCTTTAAATGTTTGCGCTCACAATTAAAATATTTTTCCTTAATATAAAATGACTTCGTTAGTTCGCTACGCCACGAAAGCCGTAAAGGTGCCTGCGGGAAGAAAGTTTCTGGCGCAGCCCGACCAGCAATTCCTAATTGCTGACGGCAACAGCGACATCTCGGGCTATTGCTTCCAAAAATCGGACATCGACGCACTTGTGTCCTCCGGGTTTGTCAAGATCTCGGACTCTCTTTATAGCGCCAAAACAGAAGCCGACCTAGAGACTGTTCTTACCGCGCTGGACGGACTCAGTGACTACTACTTCCTTCACGAGGAATACACTGCGGTTGACTTGGGTAAGACGATTCGCATCGGCGTTGACGGTGGCGACAATGACGTTATTACGATGCGCCTGGTAAAGCGCACGGGTAATATGGCGAGCGCAGGCGGTCCCAATCATTTTCCAAATGTCTGCTATGTTGTTACAGGAAATAGGAGGGGACCTACATACGAGAACGCCTTACAAAGCAGAATCACTGGCACAACTCCAAATAACCGCTCGAAAAAGCCCTTCTTAAATAATGGAGGCAACCAGCCCTGTGTCATTTCCGCGGCAACATTTGAATCAATTTTGTCATCTGTGGAAAAGATTTCTGGTAGTCTGTATCTTGCGGCAAATATGGTAGATTTATCTAATAACGTACTAACCCCATTATCTGATAATCATCCAGAGAACTACTCAGAAATGTCCTCTGATGAGCTATCATCCATTGATATGGGCAAGACAATCCGTGTCGGCGTTACTGGTGTTGATAATGATTTGCTTGTTTTCCGCCTAATCAAGCGCACAGGTAACGTCGGATCACTAGGCGAGCCCAGATTTGATGCACAGAGTGTCGGTTACGTCTGTATTGCCAGCAAAATTAACTTCGACGACCCTGAGGGCGGCGTGGAGCCGGCTATAACAGGCAGCACGCCGAACGCCTTGGAGGTCAAACCCCAATTTATGCTCAATGATCGCTATGCGGCGGTGCTTTACCCTGCAGCATACCTCCAGTCCGTGTTTTCAAACTGCGTTAAGGTCTCAAAGAGTCTCTATCTTGCGACTAACGTGGCACAGTTAACATCCGTTTGCTCTACACTAGACAGCTATAGCACTGTCGATTTCCTGGAGGACAGTGCAACGACATCAGTTGACTTGGGCAGGGTGTTACGCTTTGGCTTAGTCGGTGGTGAAAGTGATTTAATTACATTTGGCTATACAAAGGGTCAAAGCGACAACGACCGCTCGGGTCCGCCTGTCAGCGGCTACGTAGTTATTGCGAGCAAACTTGGTGAAGACTACAACAGTTCCTTATATCCTTGCATCCTCGGCTCAGCCCCTCGCGACTCATAAAAACTGTATACTATACTTTTTAACAATAATTGACATAGATTATCGTTAAAAAGAGATATAAAACCCGTATACCGTATTTAAGCAGCTACATGGATCCGCTAGATAATGATATTATATTTTCCTTTTGGACAGGAACAAATGCGATGTCAGCTGCGCGACGACGATGTTTAGAAACGCTGCGCAATTCGACTGACTGCAAAGTTGAATTGATTACTGCCGATAATTTGGACCAATATGTGTTAAAAGACCATCCACTACACGAAGGCTATCCGTATCTTTCAGCAGTACACAAAGCAGACTATCTTAGAACCTACTTTATGCATTTTTACGGCGGCGGATATAGCGACATTAAATTACCGTCTGGGTCGTGGTCGGCGGCGTTTGACCATATGCGCACCGACGAAACAATTGTGCTCAACGGATATCATGAAGACGGACCGTGGGATATTGGTAACGAGACTGTGCGGCATTTATGGTCTTTACTACCTGGAAATTGCGCATATATAGTTCGCCCAGGCACGCAATTTACACGCGACTGGTACGAGGGTATGCTGAAAATAATGGACTCTAAACTGGTCGACTTACGGCTGCATCCCGCACCGCATCCGCGCGCCTGCAAACGGGAGGGCAGCGGGTATCCAATTATATGGGATGAATTGCTCGGTCGACACTTTCATAAAGTTGCTAGCAACTATATGGAATCGCTATTGTTTACTGTCCCTAAACCTATAATAATATACACACTATATGCATAGACACGAATTGCTGCGTAACATGAGATGAGCGCATGGACCGCGCTGCTTGCGAACTCTCTGTTCAATAAGTTCGTAGACTTCGGTTATAAGGCGTTTTCTAGTCATAGGAATGTCGAACATAGAGACATAGAGGCAGTATTCCTCATCATTTAAAAGGGTCGTGGGACCTGACTGCAAGCATTTTACTACGATTTGATTCCATAGAGGACTATGTATGGGATTGTCTGGTATTCCGTGAATCAACGAATAGTCTAAAACATGGACCATCGTCTCCATCAGGTGCTGTAATCTGTTTTCAGGAAACCAATCGAGAAAACGAATTTCGATGCCGTGGGCGCCGTGCTTATTAAAGTTAATATCGCAGCCGATTTTTGGTAGACGGTTGTAGTTGCTGGTCTTATGAAAAACTGTGTACCACCAGAAGTCGTATTTTGAAACACTGAGTTCTTCGACTGGAATAAGCAGGATTTTTCCTGTCAGCATGACATCTGTATCATATGTGCCCAATCCTATGTAGCGGCTGGCTGCGCACCGTTGTGAAGCACGCGAAAATTTGGAGGAGACGGCTGCGAACGGGTCAGACGTCCCGTATAAACTTACGATGAGCGGTTCAAGATACTGTATATATCTTATAGCTGCTTTGTGTTTGGATACAAATTGTGCCATATTTGCGGGTTGCGAATTAGAATCAAGCTGCGTAGGGATGGTGAAATTGAGGTGATAGGTTCCGTTGTTGAAGGTTGCGATGTTATTAAGATTGGTCAAGAATGAGACGAACGGTTCGTTTCGTACAGGATACATGAGTTGACCGTATTGTTTATATATTTGTGCCTTTTTGAAGACCTTATTTATTTCTACTAAAAATCTGCGCTTTTCTGATATGAGTTCGTTCATTACTTCGCCGACCGTGGTGTTATAGAATTTCTGTGTCATAAATTCTATGGTATCACCATCAAATATGTAGTTGACTTTATAGCGGTCTTTAAAAAATTGCGGGTTTGCTTCGCATAGAAATTCATGAACCGTTTTACCTTTAAAGCGCGGATTAGGGCGCGGCAGCTTTTCATACGTTGTTGCGTGATTGCCCGATATATCGGTCTTTATGAGGCTATGCGCATTTAAGTAAATAGGAATCGTATATGTACGTTGTGTTGGAGGAAAGATAGATTTTAGTAGTAATTTGTATTCGGGGTTATAGCCTGAAAAATAGTCGACACTGTAGCGTTCAGGTTTGTGATTTCCGTAAATCGCTACTGTGGTTTTCTCTGTCTTTACAGTGAATTGAAAATATGTCTCATTTTCAATACCGATACCCCAATAAAAGTCATTAGGTGAATATGAACTAAGATACCGAGTATGCTTCTGTTGGTCATACATCCCTGATATGGTCCCGGTTTTTTTCGGTGCTAAAATAGGGATGAACACCATCAATCTGCGTCCATACGGGATGCTCTGGGATCTGAATCCAAACTCGTTCAGTTCCGTTCCGATGGATTGGGCTAAAAAGATAAACACCATTACGGAGGAGGCTGATGGTAAATTTAAAACTCAGACAGGAAACACCTATACAAAGGGTGCGTACATTGGCGGCGGCTCTTTTGGAAAAGTCTACGACTGTGTACGCGAGTCTGATGGTAAGAACATTGTGATGAAAATAATAGCGAACGGCAATGGGTATACGCTTGTAAAAGAGTCTATTATTCAAATCGTTATTGTTGAACTCACCAAAGATATAAAAAATGGGTCCCTACTTACCGGTCCGTTTGCGCCTATTTTGTATGAAATCGGTTATAATCCGACCACCAAAGATTGTTATATTTTCAGCGAGAAAATGCGTCAGACGACGCACGCACTTATAAAAAGCAGGGAATTGTATCCCGATGACCAGCGCAAGGACCTTGGGCGCGTCTTGCTACAAATGTCTTTCATGATGAGTGAACTCTGGCGTCTGCTCAAATTTAATCACCGCGACTTCAAGTCTGATAACTGTATGTATATACGCGATGGAGGTGGTGCCATCCAGGCGCGTCTAATTGATTTCGGATTTTCTTGTATCAAATTCGGTAATATGCAGATTGAGGGTGGAGGTGCGACATTTCGCCACTGTAATTTGGCGGGGCGCGACCTCACCCAATACATATATGAGATTTATAAATACCACCCCTACATTCCCGCTGATATGAAAAATGTGTTTGAAAAACTACTAACCTTTCCAATGGGCGCAGGTGGCAAACCCTGTTTTATGTTTAAAAAATGCGGTGCCGGAATGAAAGAGTGGAAAGATGTGTACAAATTTTTGAACGATGACCAAATTGTTAATCCAAACGGCACCCCTGAGTGTGTGTCTAGCGTTATAGAGAAGTTTTTGAAAGGTGAAGATTGGGCTACCGAGCTTAAATATACGGCTGCGGCACGCGCCGTGAAACCTTCGGCGTTACCCTTCGCGGGTAAGGCGCAGAGGAAGCCATTAGTCGTTGTGAAGCCCGCAGTAGCAGCCGTTCCTGTAGTCGCAAAAGCCTGTCCTCCAGATAAAATATTGAATCCCGCGACAGGTCGCTGTGTAAATTTGAAAGGTAAAATAGGAGCGGCGCTACGCCGTGCCGGTGTTGCTGCGTGCCCACCTTCAGCGCCTAATTATAATCCAAAGACGCGGCGTTGCCTAAAGGCGTGTGCTGCAGGGAAGCAGCGTAACGCCACGTTTAAATGTATTAAGCCGAAGGTTAAGGCTGTTGCTGCTGGCTTAGGCGCAGCAGTTAAACCTTGCCCCGCGGATAAACCCGATTTAAATCCGAAGACAAAGCGGTGCCTGAAAGCCTGTGCTCCTGGGTTTACTCGTGACGCGGCATTTGTATGCCGTAGCACGCGTAAAGCGGGTCGCCCTAGAAAGCCGTAAATCATGCTTCTAAATCAAAGAAAAATAGCTGAAACAACCTGCTATTTTCTTTTGTCGTGCCAAAATACTTTGACGCCGCGTGAATAATTCTTGCGTCAAATAGAATTATACGATTGTATACATTGCCCACTACATCAACTAAATCAAATTCGGTCTCATCGAGGAATCCGTTCCTGAACACGAGTCCGTGCTCGGATGTCAAGACCTTCATCTTTTTCGTGTGCCTGGAGCGATAGAGTGATGTGCCTGCCTGTGGGGGAGCATCAGGGGTCAAATAGAGGACGCCAGCATACTGCTGACCATCGTGATGATAGACCAACTGGTCGCCGCCAATACAGTACTGAAAACATCCGTTGGTACCGTATTTTTCCCAATTGGTGACTTTCTTACCAATCAGCTGTTCGAACCGCTCTTTTAGACCCTCGAAACGATAACATGCATCTGTTCGGCGCCCCTTGTGGTAATCAGGATGGTCAGCAAAATTACATGTCAGGGCGAACTTGCGCACCTCATCAGGATTCTCATAAAAATTATCAACAACCAAGAACGAAGGAATAGCGGTGCTTATCGCATAGGGGGTTGTTGGCATGGCTGCGGCAATCGAAATGGTTGGAGCAACTATGACGCCTGCAGCGGGTACGGATACAATTGCCTCAGTAGCCACAGGGGCGTTAACGATGTCAAAAATAAAATACGTCTTCCATTCTCCATCAATATTCATCTGCATCTCAGACTTGACCGTATTCGGAACGGTGAATTCCCAGCCACAGTTAATTACTTTCTGTGTCTTGTACGCATTACCTACATCAGGGCGTTCGCGGCGAGTAACATCGTAGACCTTTCCGTCTGCTAGAACGCGCGGTGGCGTCGTCTGCATTGTCTTATAATAGAAGCCCCAGCCTTTGATTGTCGCATTTACTCCATCGTTGATTATATCATCGATGAAACCGCGGATATCCGGATTTAGTGTAGCATGCATATACTCTTGTATGAGGAGATTCTCTTTAAGGTCTTTTGGATATAAAAAATTGATAAGTTTTCTGCATGAAAGTTTGTCAGCAAAAATGCTTGTCAATCCGGCTCTGTTCGCATGCCCTGCGTCCGAGATTAAATCGTGTGGCTTACAGAACTTGACCTACGGCTCGCTCACAATGAAGGGGCTTCATGGACTTTCTAAGAAAATTGCGACCTATGTGTCCAGCGACTCTGTTCATGGCTTCGATTTGGGCTGCGGTGACGGTGAACTCATCTATCATCTTAGTGGTGCGCTACCTGACTCGAAGTGGGAGGGGGTGGAAATCAGCGACTATAGGGTCCGGCAGCAGCAGCGTGACGTCTGTATCTGGCAGGGCGACATGCTTGAAGAGAATCTGCGCCCCTACAACGTGCTTCATGCCGATAATCTCTGTCTAGAGGATGACGTGGCTGCTGCTCTTGAATCGAAGATTGCTATCGAATTTGAGGGACTCTATATCACGTATCGGCGTCCGATGGAGGCGGCATTTCTTAAGCGTAGCGTTTGGCTAGAAACTGCTGTTATTGAGACAACATGGACACAGCATCCGATTCACTTCTATATGGTTTATTAAAATTGAAACCACATGTGTATAATAAGAAGAGGTTGAAAATGAACATCTTCTTTCTACATACAAATCCCCGTCGTTGTGCGCGCTGGCACTGCGATAAGCATGTCGTTAAAATGCTGCTTGAAACGTGTCAGCTACTGTATACGTGCCACTGGATGTGCGGAACAACTGATTTCAGTGATGCGCCGCTAACAGCGGCTGGGGCTCATGGCTATCGCAAGTCCCATATGAATCATCCGTGCGCGAAGTGGCTACGGACTTCGCTGACGAGCTACCGCTGGACCGCCGCTCTGGGTCTCGAGCTGCTGCGCGAGTACGAGTTTCGATACGAAGGACGTGAACATGCGTGTGGACCCCATATTAAGTGGTTGGCTACTCACTATCCGGCAGATCTCGAAGACAAGGGCTGGATTGAGCCGTTTCTGGCGATGCCTGATGAATACAAGAGCGCTGACGCGGTGTCGTCGTACAGAAGGTATTACAACATTGCTAAGCGCGATAAGGGTATCTTAGTCTATACGCGGCGGCATGTGCCTCACTGGCTGGAAAATTGAATTCTTTAGCGCCAATTTTTTTAGACCAATGAATCTTAAACACAAGTTTAGCGACGGCTCGAAGCTGTACATAATGAGTGCGCAGCAGCTCTGTGACATAAACATATGGCATGGAAACCGTCTCTTGAACGAAGAGCATGCAAAAGAGATATCGACCGCGATTGCTGGAAACATCAATACGTTTGAAAATAAGCCGTTTCATATTGTAAAAATACAGGAGAAGACGGAGTCCGGTGAGCCTATGACTGTACGCTATATTGTTGATGGACAGCATCGCGTTAATATTATGAAGGGTATATTTAATTCAAACCCGTTTACGGACGATTTTGAGGTTATGGTTATTGAAAAGACGTGTACATCTGAATTGGAGATTTCACAGTATTTTAAGATTCTCAATAACACAAAGGCGATTGATTACAAGGAGGATCCAAAATTGTTAGCAAATGAATATGTAAACGCACTTCAGGCAAAATTCGGCGTCAATCTTATTAAATCGGTACGAACGCGTGCGCCATACATGTGTACCGAATCTCTGCGCAACGAATTTGTAAAACGTCGCGTAGGGACCGAAATTGGTGCGCTAAAGCCTGATGATTTTGCCGAGCGCGTCTACAGTAAGAACACTGAACTGCTTTTACTGAATGCTGAGACGCAGGATGAACGAATCAAGCGCATGACGCATATCGGATTTATGCTTACAATGGACTGGAATTGGCTTCTTACTTAGGGCTTGAACAAAGCGCGTGCGAACTCGATTTTCTCTTTATCATACGGTGGTCATACACATCAAAAACCAGACTTCTTACAGAGGCGCCTGATTTTTCAAATTCGCTGATATCTAGTTCTACGACCGCTTTCCCCGTTATTTTCTCCAGTTTTGCTTTCATTGAATTATCCGATAGTGTGTGACTTAAAAGCGAATCACCCTCAATGATGGAATTTAGACACAGTATGTCCTCTGTCTCGACTACATAGACATTCCTTTCACCCATTTCGCTGCGAAGGCGATTTATATCTGCGGCGGAAAAGGCGGCTTTGTTTATAATACATTCAGTCGGTCCGAATTCTAACATGGCTATATCTAGATGGAAAAATACAGGTGTCTGCAGTTGAAATGAGACTACGCGCGGTGGCTCTACACCATATCCTTCATATATCTCTTTTAAAAGCTGGCGTAGAATTTTAACCGACTCTTTTGTGGCTCTGTATCCATAGCCGACCACTAAAAGTTGTCCGCCGTCAAACCATTTTGCTTCGGACATACCTTCAAACGGTGCAACATGCGACCCTGGAAATTTGACCGTCTTGATTGAACGGTCCTTAAATATGTCTTCAATATAATTTAGCTCATTCCGTCTATGGGGATATTTCATCCAAGGCAAAACTACAAACTGTTCTGGAAGACGGGGCAGGCTAAGCCCCATAGACGACGTACATACGATTTCTGGTATGTTGCCTTTTTTATTGAGACCGTATATAACACATAATTTTAAGGATTTTGTTATTTCATTGTGCTTGTGTTCGGCGGCGCGCGCATCTACGTCCTGTTTTTTATGTTCTGAAATAATTTTATAGGTGTCGGGTCGGATTGTGATGTGATACATAATGGATATCCTCAGTATCTGTTTAAACTCAGAAATTAAATATAGTTATAACCGACAACGGACCCGTACCATTTAACTCCGCCGTCATATGTCACGAGTCTGTAATGGTCTCTGTAATTCGGGTTGGTTGAAATGGGTGGCGCGCCGTCTGGTGGTAGTCCATGGTTACCCCATAATACGTTTACAGGCCAATCTATTACGTCTAGTCCTGTTGTTTGAACAACCCATAGATTAGCTTCGTATGAGAGGGTCGGATTAGGTACATTTGAAAATGTAAGCGAAGTTATACTATCTTCTAGTGTGAGGATAAATGTGTTGGCTAAATTACAGCTTATATTTACTACCGGATTGGTTACTGTGATATCAATTGCGTTATCGGTCCAAGATAGCAATTGTGGAGAAACAATAAAGTTTCCGTCAAATACTAGGTATTGGCTTCCTCCGAACGAACCATTGTCGTTAAATTGTATCTGATTTGGCTGCCCGCCTGGATATGTTTGAAGACCGGTTGGACCCGTTGCGCCTGTATTTACGGCTGTTCCTGGTACACCTTGCGGTCCTATTTCACCGATTAAGCCGGTTGGTCCTGTTATTCCTATCGGACCTGTGAAGCCCGTTACTCCAGTTGGACCTGTTGTACCAGAGGGTCCAGTTGCGCTAGGGAGTCCGGTTGGACCTGTAGCACCTGTTAGTCCGTATGGTCCTGTTGGACCAGACACACCTGTTGCGCCCGTATTTACGGCTGTTCCAGGGCGACCTTGGGGACCGGTTACACCCGTCGGTCCGGTTCTACCTTGAGAACCTGTAGCGCCTGTATTTACGGCGGTTCCAGGAAGCCCTTGCGCTCCCGTGTGCCCTGTGGTTCCTGTGTAGCCTGTGAAGCCTGTGGAACCGGTAGGACCTGTTTCTCCAGTTAAACCAGTGTATCCTCTTGGACCTTGAATATACTCAATCTGTGTTATCTGAATTCTTCCTGTCAAGTAGAGGTTGACGGCGTCCGAACCCACCTTCACTACGAACACATGCCCACTTTGTAGGTTAACTACATGTGACCAAGTTGAAGAAGAATTTACAGTTTCAAAATTCTCCCATAATATCGTATTAGAGGTTATGTCCGTAAAATAAATATACCAACTACCAGGATTCATATTAACCTGAACATCGACTACTAAACTCAGTGTCTCAATTGATGTATTTGTAAATTCACCCGTGGCGACATTGTATGAGATGCTTGGTACCCCGTGAGATAGTGACGTATCTAGTGTATCAGGTATCAATACTACACCCATTGGATTTGTAGGACCCGTCTGCGCCGATGAACTACTATAGGCTATAGATGGCATAGGTCCTGCTCGTGCGTAGGCGCCGGTTGCTCCTGTAGCGCCAGTTGAACCTGTGGGACCTGTAGAACCGGTGGAGCCTGTAGGTCCAGTATCTCCCGTAGGTCCGGTATCACCAGTTATTCCCGTTTGTCCTGTTGCGCCAGTGAATCCAGTTGCACCGGTCTTACCTGTTGCGCCAGTTGGACCCGTAGTTCCTGTAAAGCCGGTGCCAGCGGGACCTGTATGTCCCGTAGAGCCTGTTGGACCAGTATCACCAGTAGCTCCGGTGTCACCTGTTCCAGGCGGACCCGTGTCACCTGTTGGACCTGTGTCGCCAGTTGGACCGGTGTCACCCGTTGGACCTGTGTCACCTGTTGGACCTGTGTCACCCGTGGGACCCGTTGGACCCGTGTCTCCGGTCGCGCCCGTGTTTGTTGCAATGCCATGAACACCTTGTGGTCCTGTATCACCTGTGAAGCCGGTGGGACCTGTGCTGCCTGACGCACCTGTATTAGTTGCTGAACCAGGAATACCCTGTGGACCAGTTTCACCGGTTGGACCCGTGAGACCCATTGGTCCCGTATTACCTGTATCGCCTGTAGCGCCTGTATTGGTTGCTATACCAGGGGGTCCTGTAGCTCCATAAAGACCACCGTAGGGAAGGTCTCTGTATATACGCACGCCGTCGCCAATTTTAAACATAAATGTGCTTTTCTCTAAGGCTAATTCGCCATCTGCCAATACTTGTATTGAATTTTGCCAATTAATGGGTGTGTCGCGTCTGAATTGAAGTTGTAGGAAGGGCATCCACTCTGTAAGCGTCCGCTATTTCTATTTATGAATCGGGGCTGTTCTTAAGTAAATATTACTCTGCCGAACCACAGTCAAATGCTGGTCCAAATTGATAGTTTATAAAGGCGTCGCCCCCATCAAAATTAATGGCATATATAATTACTGCGCCCGTTGGACCTGTATAGCCTGTAGGTCCAGTATCACCTGTCTCACCAAGTGGACCCGTTTCACCGGTTGGTCCAGTATCACCCGTTGGTCCTGTTACACCCATCGGACCCGTACCACCGCCGAAGCCTGTGGGACCAGTGCAACCGGTTGGTCCTGTATCACCGGTATCACCCGTATCACCGGTTAGTCCTGTATCACCGGTATCGCCGGTAGGACCTGTGTCGCCGGTTGGTCCCGTATCGGCGGTGGGTCCTGTATCACCAGGCGGTCCGATTCTGCCTGTTGGACCCGTTCTTCCTGTTTCGCCTTGCGGTCCCGTTGGACCAGTTGGTCCAGTATCACCTATATCTCCGGTGGGTCCTGTATCACCTGTATCGCCTGTTATTCCAGTAAATCCTGTCCCTGGGGGACCTGTCTCACCGGTCGGTCCGGTTTCTCCCTGTGGACCCGTCGTTCCAGTAAATCCCGTGCCTGGTGGTCCTGTTTCACCGGTGGGTCCCGTTTCGCCCTGCGGACCGGTTGTTCCAGTAAAGCCCGTGCCTGGCGGTCCTGTGTCACCAGTTGGACCTGTTTCTCCCAGTGGACCTGTATCGCCTATCTGTCCAGTAGGACCCGTATAGCCGGTTGGTCCGCTTTGACCTATCGGTCCTGTAGAGCCCGTTGCTCCAGTTGGACCTGTTCTACCAGTATATCCCGTGGCACCCGTGTTTGTAGCAATGCCATGTACACCTTGTGGACCTGTGGGTCCGGTTGTTCCGGTTTTTCCTTGTCTGCCCGTCGCACCAGTGTTTGTTGCTGAACCCGCTACACCCTGTGGACCCGTATCGCCTACGGGTCCAGTATCGCCGGTATCACCCGATGCACCGGTATTTGTCGCGGATCCTGGTACACCCTGGGGACCCTCCGCTCCAGAGGGACCCGTCGGTCCAGTTGAGCCACTTGCACCAGTATTCGTGGCTATTCCAGGAATACCCTGTGCACCGGTTGCGCCAGTTGCTCCGGTCGCACCTGTTAAGCCAGTTGCTCCAGTAGAACCAGTGTAACCTGTTCCCACTCGGGACGTGATTCCATCTACAGTTACAGTAAGCCCAGATCCGTCGGATTGAAGTGAAATGGTTGAGCTGTTACTGCTTGATAGAAAAAGCGCATTAGTTTGTACATATGATTGTATGATAACTCTATCACTATACATACTGATTGAACCGGTAGGTCCAGTGATTCCGCCCATATAGAGTGTTCTCCATGGCAGCGCCACGGTTCCCAAATCATACTGTCCTGGTGAATACGGTACTATATTCGCTTTGCTCTGTACTGTTGAACTATCAGGTATTGCAAGTGTGTTGGAATAGTATACTAACGTCGTATCACTTATATTAGTTAGTAGGACGGGTCCTGTTCCTCCCGATGTAATGGTGGTTGTGCCGCCGTTGCCACTTCCACTAAAGGTCGCCGAACTTAAAAAACTAATAGGGTCTGTCACTACAATTGGAACTTTGTCATATTTGCTAATTATGTTAGTCAATATCTGCTTCTTATCAAAGTTTACCATCTTTCGCAGGTTATTTACATTTGCTTGTACTGCTAGCAGACCGCCTGCACCCGACGCCGATGTAATTACATTTTGTAATTCGACAATATTTACAACATTGGGTTTACTGTTATTCTGTTGCATGTTCCCTGCTCCCTATTCTCGTTTTTGATTTAAGCGCCTGACACGGGGAATAAAGACAGCGGAAGGAAAACAGCCACAGACACCAAGGAGAACATGGCTTCTCATACACTTGAAAAATTCTATAAACCCTATCTTTCGGATGAAAGTGACGATGATACCGATGATGAAACATCAAGTCAGTCATCCTCAGACCTATCCTCTATGGAATCAGTACAATCTGGTGGTGCTGGTGGTGCTGGTGGTGCTACTGGTGTTGCAGCAGGTGGACCGGCAGCTATTTCCGGAATACGAAAAGGCGACCCTGTGCCTCCCACTACTCTGAATACTCTAAGCGCCCCTCTTGATTATAATCAGACGAAGACGACTTTTAAAAGTGTATCAAATACGACAACGATTATGATTAATAGCAGGGACAGAGACACAAATGTATTCGGTCAACCGACCTTTTTTACTATTCGTTTGCCACGCATGTATCGTAATGTTGTTAGTATAAATGTTACGCAAATTAAACTTTTGAGTTCATTTTACTATTTTTCGAATGCGAAAAATAATACGTCGTTGCGCGTTGCTGAATACGGTCGCGTCAAGACAGTAAATGGACAGTCGGTACCAAACACAAAGGATATTTTTGTTCGTGAGGGAACCTATGATTCTGATACCCTAGTTTCAGAATTGAACAATCAGTTGAATAGAACACCTATTTATTATAGAATATCTTTTTCTGATTTCATCGCTGGTTTTATTACAACGGGTGATTATGGGCTACTTTTTAATGACCCAGGGGATACAACATTTAATCCGCTGACAGGTGTGTTCGAAACACTAACTTCCAAAACTGAGATTGTTTCTCGCTATTTCAAAACAGGTACAAATGTGGGTATCCAATATTATACAACAAATCAATGCAAAGTCGCCTACTACTATCCTATGTTGCGCGACTATACAATTAGCCAGGTAAAAATTGTAACACCGGCTATCGTTAATCCGTATCTCAATACGTGTACAACCTTTACAGTAAGCGGTGAGAAATCCTATCAAAGTCTTAACTATATGTTAGATAGTAGTGGCAATAATCAGTATTTGAACGGCGACAATTATTATGACAGAATTGTCTATAGTTTTACTGGATTGGACGATCCGTATATTTTATCGCTTGTTTCAGATACCGCGAATCAGGCGCTGCTTGAACAATATAAGGCTGATAATACTTGGGATAACTTTTTGGTGAACCAATATGTATGTAACTATGATTCCACAATTGGACGGTTAACGGTTTATTCAAAACAACTCAATACTTCACTGGTCACTACACTGAATACGCAATATCAATATATTTTTACAAAAGAACTTATCAATAATGGCATCGAGCCGACCCAAGTTTCTGGTCTCCAGACAACCTCAGAAAATCTAAACGGCGTTATTGCCGATATGTACAATTTTATTCAGTTGGGTTTTACGAATTTGTTTGGTATATCATACGGCTCTTATGCCGCGGCATTCTATAAAACTCTGTCGAACGAATTATTCTTATATGATGCGTCAGGACGGTACGGATGGGCGCTTACATATAGCGGATTGCCGCAGAAAGATTCAAGTGTTGTAGTCTATCCAGATGCATCTGGATATTGGCAAAACTTAAAATTTAATACTGATTTGGGTGAATATGTAGATGGAGATTTATACTATCCGTCGCCTTCCTCTGATAGTCGAAAAACTGTGTCAATAGGACTAAGTCCGTCAGATTTACAGCCGGCTAACGCGACGACGTCGTCATATACGTTTACTGTTGCGACAGGTCTCGGTTTTGCCGCCAATAATAATGTGGTTGTTATATCAACAGTGAATACAGCAAATAGATTCAACGCTATCGTTGATAGTTATACTTCAGGAACAGGAGTTCTTATTTTGAAGTCATTCTCTTCAATAAACGGAAACTTCTATGATACAAATGTCCTATACACGATTGCGACGAAGGACGTGACAACAACAACCACTCCAGAATTAACAAATCCGGCGCTTCCTAGCGTTAGTATTACGGTAGACACAGGTTTATCACTTACAGCAGGTAATTCTGTTTTTGTCACGCAAGACAATGGTACATTTAAAGGGAAGGTCAGCGCATATAATTCCCTCAATGGGTCATTGACAATTAATACTATCACAAATATAACAGGTACTTGGACGGCATATGCAATTTACACTGTTTACGCAAATGATACTACACAAGTTACCGATACTATTACAAAATCTGTTATAATAAATGTAGGCGCCACAACGCTATCGCCTGTTGCCGGTGGAGCTCTTACACTTGAGCTGTCACCAGGTTTATCATTGAATGACGGTGACACCGTATCCGTATCAGATGGAACTAACTCATTTAGCGGAACGATAGTATCATATAGTATTAGTACAGGATTCACAATAGTAGGTTCTATTAGCAGCATATCTGGTTCTGGTTTTGGCTCACCATCTGTCTATATTTTGACAAGTGGACCGAATGTATCTGTTGTAAATTGGTTTAACTATAAAGTGAATCAAACAATGTATGTAAATAGTGGTTCACTAGATCCTGTTTCAGGAAATCCAACGGGACGATTTATTGGAAAGGTTGATACATACAATCCGACGAATGGAGCTCTAACCATAAAATCTATTACGAATATAAGAGGACTATTTGCCGCTTCGACAACATATATCGTAGACCACTATATTCGTTATACCTATACAATACCTGTAAAAACTGATCTACAAGGCTACATAGACATAAGCGGCGCGAACGAAACAACCTACGGATATCAGGATATCAGTTTTAATGTTATGCCTACCGCATATACAAAAGTGAATTTTACATCACGCTGCCGGCAAACTATGTTCATTGAAACAATACCTCCCTATGTAGGAGAAATACCGGCTCCTCCTCGTCTTCCAGAAACATACTATCTAGATATAAGTAATACGCCACTCTTGTTTGATTCGAAAGGTGCCTGTTTACTGGATCCTGTGTCGGCTGATTTTTATTTATACGATATATCACAAAATATGCTCGACGGTCCTGGCTATATGCAAAAAGAAGTTGACGAAGGACAAATATTTTTACGTTTTATACGGCAGCAGAAACCGACACCTACACCTAATCAAGTTCCGCCTCCACGAACGCTTACTGTCTACACATTTCGACCCCATATCTTTTTTCAGATAAAACACAATTTGTACCCAATTCCAACTACAGATACGAAGTTTACCTCAGATATCTATATTGAACGTGAGGACTCGCAAGCCTTTGGTACTCAGATTGAAGCCTATTGGTACCGCGATCGTGCTGCATATATGGCAGACGCTCAATACCTATTAAATAATGTTAATTATCATAATCCTAAAAACTGGTTAATCCGTAAGACGATTGCTGCTGATATATCGAGTGCTATCATTACAACTGATTTTATTTCAGATGAAACATCGTATCTTATGATACGCGCGTCCGAGCAGCAATTCAGTGCAATAAACTTGCGTGTTTTCGTTTTGCGCCATAATCCGTACGGTATTTATACATTGCCTGTACCTACTGACTATAGACGACTTCCAGTCGCGCAAGCCGACAATCCAAACTATTTTCAAACAAAACCCACACCCTCTACAAATTTTCCAAATCCGTACCCCACGCTCTTTAATTCAAACGGATTCCGCAATTCATATGACCTCAACGGAGTCAGTAATAATTTGTTAGATTACACAATTTTATCGTCCGATTTCTCTCACTACGATCCGTATTCATTTTCAAATACAACCACCCTTCAGCAAACTCCATTACGGTTTACGTTTCAATTACAAACGCCTGCTATAGGTCCACCTCGTGACGTAAGTGGGTGGAGTCAATATTTTTTTAGCGGGTCAAAGAATGCCATCTACGATACCTCAGGGCAGGCAGTGTATTACAATTCGACCACGGCTGCATTAGAAATAGCAAATAAAGTTCTGCCGTTCACGGGCATTAGCAACGAGTATGTATTTACGAATTGGTTCCGCGCAGGGGCTACAACTAATCTGTACAGTGGGGGTGCTGCGCCGCCACCAGAGCAGACTGTTTCTCCGTTACCTGATATAAGTGGCAGCCCTTGGTCTATATTTAGTCCTATTACATATAATTCAACCTATCCCAACTATACATTATACAAACAATCTCCGTTTGTTGTCTGTAAAAATATTGGTACTGGTTTAGTTACAGACATATCATATAATAATATCAACAGTCCGACCATTCAACTGGGTGTAGGAACTAATTTGGGGCTTCAAACAGATAATACGGTGCTTGTTAAGAACGGTTCTGTTGGACAGTTCAACGGTATAGTTTTATCATATGCAGGTACAGCGCTCTTTATTAACACTATTAGCAACGTAAGTGGTTCTTTTACGGGTGCTGCTACCTATACTATAACTGTTGTAGACAATGATATCACATCTGCACAATTAATTAATCCCGTTAATGGCGGGTCGGTCACGTTGACACTGAAAACTAATCTGCGGCTCAGAGCCGGCAATAGCGTTCTTGTCAAGAACGGGTCTGTCGGACAATTCAACGGCTCTGTCGTATCCTACAATGTTAGCAACGGAACTCTACTTATAAATAGTATTAGCAGCGTTAGCGGTTTATTTAGCTCGGCTGCTGCGTATACTGTAACCATAACAAATACGGGGTCGGCTGTGGGCGCATCAATAAATCCACTGAATGGGTCACCCAGCGCACAGCAGATATATCTAGGTCCTGATATACAGGGCGGCGGGGATACATTTACAAGTATTATTGGTATTCCATTCACACCGACGATGGGTAAATACGTCTTACCAACACGCGTTGTGTTAAAATTCTCTTACGTACAACCTCTTACAAATGCTTTGCGAGAGTTTATTGGTCGCGGTAGCGGACTTACACTAACAGGCGCGACCACCTACGTTTATAATGCATACTCAAGTCCGGCAGCCTATTTGGGTTCCTCACAATTGGCGTATTGGGACGACCATTATTATCTTAACCGCCGCAACGTTGTCTTGGGAGTATTCAGATCGCATGATATAAATGGACACGCCTTGTCGTCTATTAAGATAAATAATGCTCTATGTACGCTTACGCTTAAAAAGGTAACACAAGTGTGCCAATATTCTACAAACATCGACCCTACTGTAAATTATACTAAGGGGCGGACACCCGATTGGGGTACATACTATGTATATGAGCGTAATCAGTCCACGGCAAATCTGTGGACTCCGTTAAGTCAGGATATCTCTGGCTCTACACTAGGAACGGCAAGCCTGCAAACAAAGTGGACGGCAGTTTCTAAGGGTGCTGATGGTGGCTCTAACATATTTATGAAAAACTATTCGTCGGCAGAAGACCTGGGTGCTTATTACAGCGACGTATCCAATAACAGTCTTTGTTTTGTACCTTTTTATCCTGTTTTTACTGCGGCGGAGGCGGCAGCCTACAAGACTGGGCTACCGTTCTCAAAACCGATTACAGATGCGGGCTCTTGGGCTGTTGGAACACTCAATGGATTAACCTACACATCGCAACCCTATATTCCTATAACACGGGCGTCCGTTTTGAGTGAAAGCCCTAATATAATAAATCCTGCTACAACTGTTTGTGTTGATGATGTATCGGCGTCTGGGGGCGGCGGCATTTCCATTGGCGAAAACTCAACCTATATGGGGTCGTGTGGTCCGCTCTGTTGGGGTGTCGCTGGTGGCATCATTAAATCGCCAAATTACCGGCGCAGCGGTTTTAAACCAACCTATTTTAATATACGTGTAAATATACGTATGTCTGAACAATTCTATAATCCGATGACTGATTTGACTGTGTTTGGAACGGCGACAGATATATCCAACTGTCTAATCGACACACAGACCTACTTCTATGACCTTGCACAGAAACCTAAGTCAGACTTTAATGACATAAGTGGTGCTTGGGGTCAAGAAAAGGCGGCGCGATTTATTAGATTTGACAATGACTCAGGTTATAACAATCTTTCGTATATGCCATCGCTGTTCATAACAGCTGCTACCCCGTTTGCAGTAAATGTTCGCGGATATGTTCCAACTGTGTCATTTTTAAGCGGTATACGCATCTCTGGAAAGAACTGGACTGATTTTGGACAAACCAGTCTACTGAATCTTATTAATGAAATTGACGATATCACTGGTGCAGGCATTGATATTCTGTCTGACGGGCGGCTTTCAAATGATGCTATACGAATCGGAAAATTCTATACAAGTAACTACACCCGCGCCCTTCTGGTATTTAACAAATTATTTATTGGTACATTTACCGGTGTGGGGCGCGGATACACAAACGCAAGTTATGCTGGTGAAACCTTTACAAGTACGGGCTTCGGTGACTACATCAATCGATTTATAAGTTACAATAACCAGATTTCTACAAGTTCAACTGGTATCAGCACCGCTCAGAGTACAGCTCTGAGTGCCGTGCGTAACTATATTACAGCGGCTTATAGCGGGATTCTTCCTCCCTATGTTTTACAAAGAAACAGATATACAGATCCTCTAACCTTTTCTCTGCAGTTCTATACACAACTAAAATCGAACGAGTTTTTACGTAACTATCTATTATCGTACGACCAATGGGGTCTCGGTTGGAATTTAGGATTCGACAAGGTCGATACTCCATATACTACGCGCCACGTCGCCACTACGTTTATTCGTATCGTGGAAGATTATATCTATTTCAAGCTAAACGATGAACTCAACATCAATAACGTGGACATCAGCGAGAAAGAGGACCTCAGCCAGAGCCGCGAAACCTTTGGCTCTAGCCGGCGATACTATGGAAAACTACTACTGAACACGTTTGGAAACTTCGCTCAAACCTTCATTCAGCCTGCAAAATCTATGCCGTTTCCCATCAGTAAAGTGGACAAACTGACCATTCAACTTGTTGATGCCTACAATAATAAAATAAGTAATAACGACTGCGAGTACAATATCGTTTTTGAGATTACGGAAATGGTTGATTCAATTGAGGCGGGCAGCGCGGTCACACGAGGCGTAAAATCGTAAGTTTTTTAAATTCTGATTGAACAGAGGATGTATCAGTCTGCGTCGCTTGGACCCGTCTACGATACTCGTAGTGCCTATGATTCAGGGCTCGTTGTTAATGCTCCAACTATGAATAAGACGGACGTCAATGGATATTTACAGGATCGCACCTTTGCCTCAATGTTTCCTCCGGTCTGTTTAAAAACTCACTGGGACTCCGAATCACTATCGTCAAAATATGTACTACCTGGCGATTTACGTATTCCGCTCCCGGTTGACCCGCGACCGCTGTTCAGGAATTGTACGACATATGTGACGAGTGCGCCGGCGGCGGATGTGAGCGCCGGCTCTGAAAAACGTGCTACTCTAGGGCTTGCTTTACAGCCTGGCGGTGGTGCTGCTGGTGGTGCTCCGTATGAAGTCTATGTTCGGAACGTAAATGCTGAGAGTGATTTATTGCTGAATCACCCGCAAGATAAATGCGATGATAATAAATTTATACCCGAGCAGAATTCTGACCTGTATACCAATACGCACGCCCCGCCAAAGGTTGCTGCGGATTCGTTTTCAGAACTGGCTAGACCTTTAGCAACGGTCGTTCCGAATGGACCGTATGTGTGTCGCACGACCGTGGACGAAAAGAACTGGGAAAAATCAGCGCGACTTTTCAATAATCCTACACGCGAAGACCGTGTCCCCGGCGCAGCTGCACGTAGTTCTGAGGCGCTCCTGTCTAAGAGGGCGGCGATTACAGCGCGTGTTGCCGCGGCGCCGCGCGTCTGGCCCAGCAATTCGGTCGTCTTTTATGTTGGTGCCGGAACTGGCGGCGATATGCTTACTAACTTAGCGCAGGCGTTGCGCTCGCGGGACTGGGAAATTACAATCTATTCGCCAGCGCGCACGCAGGTTGTTGAGGGGATCACCTATCAGCATATCGGTGAGTTTGTTCCTAACGACAAGTATTCGTGCCTGGTTCTGTGGAATTCGGAAAGCGGCTCTCTACTTGGGAATTTTCAATACAAACCCGACGCGAAGGCTCTTCTTCTCAACTTAGAAGAGGCTGCTGATAAAGAGGAGGTGTGCGCGCGCGGTGTCAAGGAGATGGTCGACAAGATTGTTTTGCGCAGCGCATTCCATCGGTCGCTCTACGATTGCTATTCCTGGTCTAAGTTTGAGATTATTGCGGATGGGCTGCCTGTGCGCCTGTTTACAGATGTTGAGAACAGGTCGCTACCACGCGACTTGTATCGTGTGGTAGTTACCGAGTATACGATGCCGCTGATAGCGTTCGTCCAACAGGCGTGGGTACGCATCAAGGCAACATATCCTGGTGCTGAGCTGCATGTATGGTCCAAAGCAGGTGACTTGAAAGAGAAGGTGTTTCCTACGCTGGTGGGGTCGGCGCGCGGCTTAGGAATCGTTTTGCACGGGCAGGGAGACCTCAATGAGATGGTGCGTGAGCGGTTTAGAAGCAACGTACACGTGTATTTGGCTGAACAGGATCTCATTGCGTGTGAATCTGTTCGTATGTCGTCTCTTGCCGGCTGTATTCCGCTTATGCCCAATCGCGGTGTTTTATCTGAACTCAAGGGTATCAATATTGAGGGGTCGTTAGGTTCGGAAAAGACGATGATTGATTACGCGAAGGCGATTTCAGCGCTGTTCAAGGATGCCGCCGGTACGAATGAGCTGCGGCGGCGCAACCAGTTGGATGAGTCTTTGAAGGGCTGGAACGCGACCGCTGACCGATGGCTGACAATTTTCAAGGGGCTGCGCTCCTCGACAAAGATATAAGTCGTTTCAATTAATATGAGCAATAAACAATACTATCGTTTATCGCCTACATTATGGGACAGTGTACCCGGACAGTGGTCAGCGACCGTCTACGCTATAGACCGCATGCCTGAGGGACCGTTAGCAAAATACACGACCTGCTGTCCGCGTTCTAAAGATGACCCGTCCTATTACTGGGCTGGTGCGGTATTTTATCGACTCGTGATGCCGCAGGGAATCACAAGCTGTTGTATGGGACCCCAGAATATTGCTGATGCCGTTGTCTATCAACAGATGCCCACCTTTCTATCCTGGGCTACGGCAAACGGATATTCTTTACCCGACAATTTTCAATTTAGTAAAATATCGCCGCTAGAAGACTTTACACTAGTGTATAACCCGTAAAAAATGTCAGTTTTGTTATAAGAGCAATGTTCTCTTGGCTTTGTTGTATTAAACGCCATAGAAAAGTGAGCGACTTGTCGCTCAAAGAACTACGTATACGTATACCGGTCGAACGAGTGAAGCAACCATGGACCCCGACGCCTTGTATTCAGCGGGAGTGAGCCCGTTTTGCCTTGGCGACCGTACGCGTTGGCGAATGACTATGGACGCGGTGACGGCGCGTTTGTTTGCCCTTCAAAGCGCCCTTAACCGGTTTTATGCGAATCGTTCGTCTTGCCAGACGACGCGATTCTAATGCAGCCTTCTCAGCCCGGGTAAGCGCGTGATTTCTGCCGCCAGGATTGAATCTGTGATGGCGTTCATTTTCCTTTGGTTCGCCCGTACGGTCACTGGGAAAGTGAACACCACGTGGGGCTTGAGGGGGCGCGGCGGCACGCTGACGGGGAACCCACTTTTTTGGTGCTGCTGCTGACATCTTTATTAAGGGAAATTATTTCTTTTTATTAGGAATATGTCAGCGCCGGCAACGAAAGAAGAACCGGTTGCGGAGACGCCTGCGGAGCCAAAGGTCAAACGCTTTAACAATGGCTGGACGAAAGAACTTGAAAATCTTATCGGTGATTGGTCCGACAGAGCCCAGTGCTATCGGTGGATGCACGATAAAACGGCGCGTGCGTTTGGCTCCTATAATCAATATATGATGATACCTGTTATTATATTATCAACTCTTACTGGTACGGCTAACTTTGGTATGGACAGCTTCTTCACCGATCCTGGAACCAAGAAGATAGCTACACTCGGTGTTGGTGGTGTCAGCATTTTAACGGGTATAATTTCTACACTTGCGAACTTCTTGCGTTACGCTCAGGGCTCTGAGGCGCACGCAGGCGCTGCTATATCGTGGGCGAAGTTTTCACGTCTAATTAGCATTGAACTCGCGCTACACCCAAATGAACGTATGGAGGCGTTTGCCTTCCTTAAGATGTTCCGTATTGAATTGGATCGCTTGATTGAACAGTCGCCACCCATCCCTGATGAGACTGTACGCAAATTTAAGATTGCATTCCGCGCCTATACCGATATCAAGCGTCCGGACATCACGGGTTATATTGAACACACTACGGCTTTTAATAACAACCATGAACGCATGAAGCAATTGGCGGTTGAGGCAACGTTAACTCTGATGCACAAGAAGCATCTGCTGAAAGAGCTTGTTCTCAACGACCTGGATTCTCGCATACGTGAAATTACCACAGATACGCTCAAGCAGGAGCAATTGTCTGTAAGCAGACGCTTGGCAACGCCGTCCAGTGTTCCGTTAGCCGTGCGACAGGCGGAAGAGCGCCGTGTCGAACTGGCGAATCTTCCCACTGGTAATGTCAGTGATATCAAAAAGCGGTGGGGTGGTATAGCCAGTGCGGCAGCTGCGGCTGCTTCTGCTCCTGAAATTTCAGTGAGAGTCGACCCAGGTGATGTTGCTGTTGGAATTTCAGGAGAAGCTCTGCCTACTGCTGCAGCGGTCGCTGATTGGGCTCCTGGTCATGGTCCTGGTCCTGCAGGGGCAGGGGCAGGGGCAGGGGCAGGGGCAGGGGCTGGACCTAAAAATGAAATTGTCGAAGCCGAATCTAAAATTTAGTGCTAGCGGGGACGTATAATAACTTCACTGGACGTTTTGCTCTTATTCATACCATAAGACCATGACGCCGGCAGAATTTCGGCAAATTCATACAATTTCGTGATTTCAGCACAATTGTTGTAGCTGAGGACCCAATCTTTGCGCCCGCGTAGAATTGCTGCTAGTGCGACGTGGTCGAACCCTTCATGCATATCTCCTTTTGTTCCGTACAATTTTGAGCCTTTTTCCAAATAGTACGGAGGATCCAGATAAATAAATTGTTTGGCTTTCGGCGGATGGCTCTGGAGAAATTCGGCAAATTGTAAATTCGTGAATTCAAATTGTGCCAAATTGAGGTCGATGCAGCGCTGAATACTAGACTCGGTAAAGCGCCCTGTTGCTGCCTGCTCAGAGTAGCCACCTGAGCACGTCGCACCACTAAAGGAACTGCGATTGAGAGCGAAGTAGTAGGCTGCACGGGCTTCAGCCGAATTTGACTTATCCTGTACTGCCTGCTGGGCGGCGGCAAACATCTCCTTGCTGAAGGGATGAATTGTTGTAATCTCTTCTATTACACTATCCTTGTTTAGCTTGAGTTGCTGATAGAAATTGTATAGGGGTTCGTAAGCATCGTTGGCTAGAACTTTCATCTGCTGACGAGTTTCGGCAAGATGAAATTCTACAGAGCCGCCACCAAAGAAGGGGCTGAGAAGAATTGTGGTGTCCTTGGGCACATAGGGCTCTAGTACTTTTACTGCGCGGCTTTTACCACCAGGATACCGTAGGACTGTCATTGATATATGTATTTACGCACTTATATGTCAATTTTTATCAGAATTCAATCGACAATAAATGTGTCCAATATTCTATGTGGGCGTTTTTAGTCATACCTATTAAATACGTCTCTGCGAATGTCCAGAATTGATGTAGAATATAGGGATCTTTCACGGGCATAGATTCCATTATAATTTGCGCTCGGTCGGCAAGACACGGATATGTGGTTCCAATTAACGCAAGATGCTCGCTTATCCAAGCGTCTTCACATTCTTTTATATGGACCGCCGTATCCGGACGAAATTGTTCGCAGAGAGCTATCATTTTCTTGACATTGCGGACGGTAGCACCCCCTCCGCCAGACTCCTCCTGTTTCCAGAGCCACGGATTTCCCCAGAAATCACCCACAAAAATTGCTTCTGGTAGTTTTCGTCTAAAAATTACGTCCATCTGAACAGTCATAATATACTCGGCATCTATCTGCCGATAGGTTTTAGCATCCGTTAAAAGATTATTATATTCGGTTTTACCTTGCTCTCTTGTTCCGTGACCTTTAAACGCCACTATAATATTATAGTTCGGTTCTTTATCGCCGAGAAGTGCCGATATAAAGCCGCGATTTACATCTGAGCAAAAAATATATACAGAGAGTGTGGGGCATGCCCACGCTGCGTTTTTTAGAACGAATTCAAAATTGGGATGGGCGCGGCGTTCAACAATAACAAAGGCACGACGGGCTTTCTTTGGTGGCTGATATGTGGACCAGTGCCTATTCAGCATCGACATGTGATGCTCAATCAAGTAGTGATAGATATGTGGCTCTAACGTAGTACGATATCTGTCTAATTTTATCATTACGTCGTCTGACTTGTTCTTATACTCGGCTAGTGCAACTTCATAGATGGCTTCCATTAAAAAATACAGTGTATTATTTAATGAGTTATTAGTTTAAGTAGACCCATGATACCTAGTATAGTTATCAGTACAATAAAGCGCTGACACGCGATGTATTCTTTTTCTGTCATAAAGCTGAAACTGTCGCTGTCATCGTCTAGAAAATCATCGTGCTTGCGCCAAATCATTTTACCATTATTTTAAATGGCTCATTTGGGCTCAATTTTACTTCATATACAGGACTTCTGGCTTGGGAAAACCGTTGAATTCACTTGCAGTCACATTTGTATAGGCTCCCATCATGTTGATTTTGAGCCAGTCACCCTCATTTAGCAGGGGAATGTTTACTGCTGGCGCGATGATATCGGCTCCGTCGCATGTGCGACCAAAGAGAATCGACCAGTGTTTATCGTCTGTGTTGGGGACGGTTGTATGCGCCACCTCAATCTCGGGCTTCTGACCATCGAACGGCACATTGGAGAAGTAGCCGTAGACTGATTCATTTAGCGTGTATCTGTACCTGGGGGCGTTCGGCTCAGTGGATAGAATGCCACGCTTCCTGCCTATGACGGGCGTGTAGAGAGTTTGACTGGTTGAGGAGAGAAAGCGACCAGGCTCGGCAATCCACCTGATTGGAGTTCCACCTGGGGACATATTGTTTTTGAAGAGGGTGGCGCGACTCTTTTCGAGGCTCTGAGCCACGCTCTGTAGGTTAGACTCGGTGGGCAAGAAACCGCCACCGATGTCTATGAGATCCATATTCACGTCGAGATTTTTTCCGATGTCCATAGCACCACGACATACGGTTAATGCACGTGCAAATTGTTCGGGGTTTTCACATTCGCTGCCGACATGGAAGCTGAGCCCCGTTATATTTGTTTTATACTGTTTTGCTAGTTGAAGAATTTCAGGCACCCATGTGAGTGGAGCACCGAACTTTTTTCCGAAAGGTTGGCGGGAGTTTGCGTCAGGAACAAGAAGCCGAATCAGTACGTCGCCACGCCAGTTGCCTTTTCCCACCTTCTCCATCTCTTCAGGTGAGTCGACTACTGTTGTTTGTACGCCGAAACGCTTTGCATCTTGGATGTCTGTTCTGATTTTACAGGGCTGAGCGTAGATGATGTCGGCGGTTTTGGACACGTTGCGGGTGTTCATCATCTCATTTAGTGAAGCGCAGTCAAAGCCCATTTTATCGCCATAGAGTTCTACCATCCATGACATGAGAACAGGGTCGTTATTTGATTTGACAGCATAGTAGGGGCGGACATACGGAAGATGCTTCTTCCATATATCGATTTGAGTTGCCAACTCTTTTTTAGAAACAATAACAAATGATTGCATATGCGGCTTATTAAAGCGACTCATTAGCTCAGCGCCATGTGCTGCTCGAGATATGTACTTTGGAAAGTTGCTCAGTGCGATTAGGATATTTGTATGTGTGAAAATAAATGCCGGAGTTCATTTTTTTCGCGCGGCTGCCGTAAAATTTTGTGTGTGGTACCCTAGTCATTTTTCGGGTTGCCCACTTTCTTATTCCAGACTAGACCAACTGAAGACAGCCCGTCCAATAGTAATGTTGTTGGATTCCATTCATTATTCCAATTAAATTCACTTGCTCTATAATCGTAAGGATACGTATGATGATAATTATGCCATCCTTCGCCTGCTGCAATTAAACTGGTTGCCATACTCTGCCGAGATGATATTCTAGGATTATAAGGTGTTGTACCCCACATGTGAGCCACACTATTTACACACCAAGTTGAATGAAGAAGTACGATCCATCTGACAACTCCGAAATAGAAATATCCTATCCAGTATGAATTCCACATATACTTTCCGTAGAGTGTTGGAAGAACAAAACAGAAGAGATGAGATAATAAAAAGTTATTTCTGTGTTGAAACATTGCGATTGCATCATTTTCTATATCATTCATTACAATCATTCGTGAAGCTTCACGAAATTTATCGGTTTTTCTGAAAAAGATCCAACCAACATGGGAATACCAGAAACCATATTGTATAGAAT